TTTAAGTATGCCATCTATCATATAATCCTTATAGTGCTGCGATTATAAAAATCACAAGTACAACTCCGGCACCGATACACACTTTTCTGTGATCTTTCCAGATTTGTTTAATTGTTTCCATGTTTCCTCCTTGTTAATTAAAAGAAGTTCTTGTCAACATCTTCTTCCCCTTCTTTATCAATACTACCCCAATTTTCTCCGCATTCATAGTCTACTTTGTTAGGAATTTCAAGGAGAACTGCTTCCTCCATTATCTTTTTAATCTTTTCAGCTTGTTTATCATCTGTAATTGAAACATTCAATTCATCATGAACTTGCACCATAGGAAGGATTCCTTCTTTATATAAATTTACCATAGCTTTCTTGGTCATGTCAGCAGCACTTCCCTGAATTAGTCTATTTAAAGCTTTATAAGTAAAAGCTCTTCTGATATTGCCTGATCCATTTTCATTGGCCGCTTCTTCCCAGGTATCATACCATTTTCTGCTGTTCCAGTCTTTTGGTTCCCATTTATCAAATCTACACAGTCTTCCTCCTATAGTACGAATACGTCCTGCCGTTTGGGCCCTACTCATAGTTTGTTTCATTAATTGTTTTACAAAAGGAACTTTGAAATGATATTTGTTAATTAATTCTTTAGCTTCTTCCTCATCATTAATTCCTAATTGATCTTGTAATTTTACTACACCCATACCATAAAATAAACCAAGATTAATAGTCTTGGCTTGTTTTCTATCTATACCCGCGATGTCTGCTACTATTTGATGAAAATCAGTGGAAGGATCTTCTTGAAAAGCTTTGGCCATTGTGTCTACACCAATAATTCCAGGTGTTCGTAAAGCAAAATGAACCACAAGACGTGGTTCTTGTTGGGAATAATCAAAACAACCCCATTTTTCTTCATCCGAGTTAGGGGAAAATATAGAACGCATTCCAGTTCCATACTCATTATAGTTAGGAAGTTGTTGAAGGTTTGGATGAGAATAACTTAGTCTTCCTGTTAGGGTACCTCCTTGATCTCCTCTTAATTGATTAATATCCGCATGTATTCTTCCTTTAACGACATAATTTTTAAGAGTTTCTATAAAAGTGTTTCTTAATTTATCCATTTGTCGAGCTGTAGCAATGTTCCTGATAAGTCTGTGAGGGTGGTTGGATAAATAATTTTTGGTAAAAGAAGGAGCATTTGTTTTTTCGGTTCTTGCGATATCTTTAACCCCTAATTTTTCACAAACTTTAGCAATGCTACGAGCGGCCCATACCTCAGGAAAGATTCCTGTTCCTTTTTTAACAGACTTTAAACACTCATCATAAGTTTGTTTATATTTTTGTTCTATAATCGCGACTTGATCTTCATTAATCCGTACTCCCTTCCATTTCATTTCTACCACACAAGGTAAAACATCAGTTTCTAATTCAACAATGGAATGTAAGTTTTGTGATGCAATTTCTTTTTTAAGTTCTTGCCACACAGCTAATGTAATCTCAGCATCTCTTTCAGCATATTCTCCCACGAACATTGAAGGAAGTTTATACATTTCCGCTTTGGGATCTATTCCCCACTCTCTGGCTGCGGATTGAAGGGCAGCTTCATTTTTCCCGATACCTGTATATTCCTTGGCAACGGAATTTAAATCATATTTAAATTTATTTTCATTAACGAGTGAAGCCATGATCATTGTATCGATGATAGTTCCGTGGACCGTGAGCCCTAGTCTTTTGATCCAGCACACATCATATATAGCGTTGTGAAATATTTTTTCAGCAGGAGTCTTGAGTATATCCTTGAACCATTTTAAGACACGTTTACGATCCATGTTCCCTCCGCCTTCATGGGCGATGGGATAATAACCACACCAATCCTTAACCGCGACCGCAATGCCTACGACATCTCCTCCTCCGCGTGTAGCGCAGGATCCTTTTTTAACTAAGTCTGGGTCTTTGGTTTCTAAGTCAATAGCTATTTCATCATAGCTAGATAAATCTGGAAAACTGGTTGGTTCACACCATTCTGTTTTTGCACTAAACAATGGCGCTTGCATCAGGAATAATCCCTTTCAATAATCATATCTATAAAATGTTTTGCCTTTAGTAAGTCTTGCTTTCCTCCCTTATCTTGATGTCTTAAAATATATTTAATAACACAACCTTCAGGATATAGCAACTTATTCTCAACTACAAACTTACTTGGTTGAATTTTGTATTTGAGATAATGTTTTCCTCCAATTTGTTTTTTATATGCGCTCATAAAATAAAATTATAATAAACAATTACTGTCATTATGCATAAAAGCATAAAATCAGTTGCTAAATTCATTTATTTTCCTCTCTTTCTTAGATTGAAATCAATCTCGTCTTCTTCTTCTTTTTTATCACCTGCAAAAAGATAACTTGAGTCACCGTAAAGTTCTCTTTCCCTTTTTTGAATAAATCTGTAAAATTCGTCTTCGCTCATAAATCTCCAAACGGAAAATAATTTTCCGTTTTAACAGCCTTCATGGGTTCATATAAATAAAGTTCATGTTTTGCCCTAGTGACTGCCACATAGGCTACTCGAAGTTCTTCATCAATTTGCTGTGGAGTTCCAGCTAAATAATTTTTCCAGGAAGGCCAGGTCCAAATAGTATTCATTACCACAATATCCCTCTCCATTCCTTTGATGCCATGAATAGTGGAAATCAGAATATCAGTTTTCGTAAAGGTAGGGTCCAAGTCATAAGCCATTTTTAAATAGTTATTATAATCATCGGCACTGTCATAAAGGGCATTCGGTTTTTTATGGGTTTTAACTCTATCACTTGTAAATTTGCATATATCAAACCAATCTTTATGAATGTCAGCTAACACATGATATTTTTTCTGGAGTTCTTGAAAAGTAAATTTATTGTCTGGATTTTTAAAAGCTTCAGGACAAAGGTTGGTATCCGTCAATGCTCCTTTTTTACCACGGGTAATTAAGTTTTCTTTGAAATGTGATATTAAGTTTTGAACAGCTTTTCCTTCTAGTCCTCCCCCTTGTTGCAATAAACGCCAGTCTTTAATAGTTTTAATTACTTTATCACTCACGCTTGATACAAATTTTTTACCATGCATATCATTTCCTTTTTGTTTCCACACTAAACCTCTGTCCTTTAGATAACGGACAAAAGGGTGCCACTTGTTAGCACTCCGGGCGCACATAATCATATTGGCCCCTACTTTGATTTTATTTTCTATTTCATCCATCGAAGTGATGGTATCAAGAACACCCTCTTCTTTTTCTTTCGCCGGGCTGCATTCGTAATCATTTCCCAAACGAGTTTCAATATTTTTAACCACTCGACGTGCTAGAGTATAAATTTTTTTAGGCAATCTGTGAGTATGAGGAAGGATTATTTTTTTTACACATGGCCATTTTTGAAATATTCTAATATCACATCCTTTCCAATGATAAATAGCTTGATCATCATCCCCAGCCATGTAAAATTCTTCTGATTTTTTTGCTAATTTTGCAATTACTTTCCATTCTAGTTTTGAAAGGTCCTGAACTTCATCCACCATTAGAATTTTATACGAAGGAAAAATAATATCTGGGTGAAGAGCTTTGTGAAGCATGTCTTCAAAATCAATAAGGTTATTTTGGTCTTTAAATTTAGTATATAGATGATAGTAGTGTGTAATTTCATCTTCACGTATCTTATCGAAGCCATGGCTTTGATTTAAGTTGTAATAATTAATTAAACCTTTGAGATCCTTGCTCATATTATGTCGAGCTAGGCCGATGAGTTGTAATATTAAACCTAATTTTTTATCTTCACCCTCCGTCCATACTGCAAATTCTTCTTTGTCTTCTGTGTCATCAAGGGTCGTATTTATTTTTTTCCAATTTTCCGGATCGATTTTAATTTTTTTCTTAAATTCTTTTTTATGGCTTGAAGTAAAGACGTCCCAATCTTTAAGTTTATCCATGCAGTAAGAATGAATAGTTTTAATACTTTCTTGTTGATCCTCTGAGAAATTTAATTCATCTTTACATCGATCTCGTAAATGAAAAACCGTAGCTCGTGCAAAAGCTACCATTGCGACCTGGTCGTGTTTTAAACCACCGCTAAACTCATTTCTTAAAATTTCTAAAAGTTTTGTAGTTTTCCCACACCCTGGGCCACCAATAATTTTAGTTCGTGATCTATAAAATCGATCCAACATTAGTACGGACTCTCTTCTTCACCAGGGGTAAAATCTATATCATCCTGTTCAACTGTTTCTCGTTTAATGATCTCTACATCAGTGACATATACCCATTTCTTAATGTTTGCATCCACATGAAGTTTTTCTCGTGAGATTCCATCCATTTTCTTTAACATCTGATGAGTAAGATCTTTAGAAATCTCCCAATCATTAGTCCTAAGAAATTTATAAAAAGGATCAAATGTAAATTTAACTTTACCTTCTTCTCCATGATAAGGTCTCCCAAACAAAACTTGTTTTTTATTTGTAGTTTTCCTGAGATTAAAACAAAAAGTTTGTATTAAAGCTTTAAGTTGAGTAATGGGTTGACTTTCTTCTGGAGCATCAATTGGAGTTGCTTTTACTTGAAGGGCTCTAATTTGTTCATCCCAATTTTTGGTTTTTGGTGGAGTTTTACCGGTTTGTTCTGTTGCTGCTTCTCGTGCTAATTCCGGTTTTACTAATTCTTTAGAATAAAGTCTTACTTCTTCCCCATTAAAACCTAGATACCAAATCTTAGGCGTAGATTTAACATAAGACAAAGGTCCTAGAACCAGTTCATTTGTTGCTGCTCCCCCAACTCCAAATTTTCTTAAAATACATTTATCTCTATCACAATGAGGTTTTAACCAATCTGACCCACAGCGATATGCGTAGTCTTTCTTTTCTCTTGAACTAATAACGTTTTTAACTTCATCATATGACAACCCTTTACCGATGGGTTCAAAAAATTTTTTGTTGTACTCCCCCATTTTTTCTTTCCATTCTTCAGGGTATCGCATTTTAATATATTTAGACATATCCACTAAAGTTTCATTTCTAACTTTTTTCTCCACCCCAAACTTAGCTAAAGCTTGAAAGCAAGGAGGGCCATCTTTAAACCAATCCCCTGTTTCACCCTCATCTATATTTGATTTTAATTTTTTTAATTGAGCAGGAGTAATTTTCTTCTTTTCGTATGCTTCAAAAAATTCTTCAAGAGTGGCTTTTGTTCCGTCTTCCTTAATCATATATCTTTCTGTGTTTGCAGCATTATGGTACGGAAGATTAATCCAACTCCCGGCGGATCCTTTTTCTAGATTTAAATATTTTTGAACTGGAAAAATTTTGTCAGGTTTCTCTACTCCAAAAATATTTTTAATTGAGTGAAGTTTTTCTCTCATAAGTAAAGCTGGAACTTCTTCGTTTAAGAAAATATATAAATGAATCCCTCCACTTTTTGATCTGAAAGGAATGGTTGGAACATTTAAACTTTTTAATTTTTTAAATAATTCTGGTATGGAGGGCTTATAATTATCTAAATCCATAGCTCCCCAAGTGCACTTACTATTCTTATTGATTGGGCATAAACCTAGACTATCTGCTTCAATGAAGCCTTTATTTGTTTTAACCTTAAATTTTTTACCTTCAAGATGTGACTGCCACATTTCTAAAGTATGGGGATAACTTGAGGTAAAAGAATCACCAGATTTTTTACCATTACCTTCTTCGTAATTGGCTATATGATAACCAAATCTTTCTTCTAGTCCTACAAATATCTTTCTAAATCGTTCTATATTCATATTATTAACGGGGCGGCTTAAGTCTCCCGCTACCGCCCCTTATTCCTCTGCAAAAGAAATCTTTAATAAGGTGATTTTGAATCAGATTCTTCAGTTCCGTGTTTAACGTTTACTAAACCTTTGACATTTTTTTCAGCAAAGTTTTTAGCAATTTGATAAACATTTTTATCTGAAACTGGTCCGACTCTAGACACATCCCATCCAAACCATGTTCCTTTGTCATTAGACATTTGAACAGTTTTTAAATTATAAATGTGGCTATATGTAGGCGGCGTGAACAATCCGTTCTTGCCTTGCATTTTAAGTCCTAACATTAATGAGTTCCAATTTTTACTCACTTTTAATTGAGTAGCTTTCATGGAAATCAATGCTGTTGATGGACTTTTACCCAAAAGAATAACAAAGTGATTCGCCGTATTTTCCAGATAATTACCATTCGGTAATCTATCCTTCCAATTTTTGTCACGAGTTACTTTGCTTAATATGTCGCTATCCGCTCTATGGATCGCTACAGGAGCGCCTGTACTAGAAGCACCTCTGTCTTGCCATTCGACATACTGTCGTTCATAATGGACCGGTATAACTTCTATACCTTTTTTTCCATCATAAATTTCTTTGGTTACGCTGTTTACAATCATTCCAGGTTCTGCTCCGTCAATAAATTTAGCGTTTTGTTTATTAACTTCTGGAGACAATTGTCCTAAGACTTTCAGGAAAGGTAACGCAAGATCTTCCTGCGTTATATTCTGAGAGCCAGCACCTGCATCAGCTTCAAAAATATTTGTAGCCAGTGCACCTGCATTCTCACGTTTCGTGATTCCTTGTTCTTGTTTCATTGTTATTGTTTCCTTGTTAGTTTGGTTCGGTTTCCTACGAACACGTTAAAAATATCCATGGGCATATCAAGATTATTTTCAATACGCTCACGGACGAGTGCTTTGAGAGTCATGGGCTCAACCTTCAACTTTTGTGTCGGTTGATACCCTTGACCCTTCGCAAGGTTAGCATATTCTGCCGCCTTGTTATCTTCGCCACGTCCAAAGGAAACGGAGATTTCATTTTTAATGATATCTCCTAGGCCATTTTGGCGAAGCCAATTATACGCCGCTTCTCTATTCTTTACAGAGATGTTGGCTGCATAATACGGTTTCACATCAACTGCAGATCCATCTGCAAGTTTGAGAGATGATAATCCCATTTCACTTAAAAGTGTAGGAATAACTTCTCCTGAAATTCTATCCATTTCTTTTTCTTTATCTTTTAAAGCTTGTTCCTCCGCTTTAATTTGATCTTCTAAATCTCTTAACTTTTTAACTTGGTCCGC